AACCGTGCGCTGCGCGCCGCTTCGGCAGCAGCCACGATCTTGGGGTGGTCGCCGCTGTAGGCCTTGTCGCCGTGATACAGGCTGCCCCACAGGTCTAAGGCAAGCGCTTCCGCGCGCGTGCGCTTGGGCGTGCAGGTCTCTCCGCAAATGCGCTCGCCGCGCCCATCGAACTCAATCCCGATCTTGTCGCACAGGGGGCAGACGCAGAACAGGTACGGGCCGTCCATCGCACCTGCGCGCTGCCTTTCGTCCTCTTCGTGGGGGTACGTGTCCACCACCCACCACTGGTCGCACGCGCTGCCGGAGTGCTGGAAGCTGCCCAGCTCTACGTTGATGTAAGGCTCGCCAGCGACCAACAGGCCGCGCGCTTTGGTTGCCTCGCCGACGTAGGCCAGCTTGCGGTACGCGTCTGTGTCGCGTGAGCTGAAACTCTCCGGCTTGACCTCGATCCAATAATTTTGGTCGGGCAGGAAGAAGTCAGGCAGGTAGTAGCCAAGGCCGTGTGCGCTCAGGTCAAACCCCTCGGGCTCGAACTGCCAGCGCAGGCCAAGGTGGTCGAAGAAGACCGCCCAGCGCGCCTCAAGACGGCTGCGGAAGCGGTAGCCTTTGTAGCGTGTTTCGATTGCTTTGATCATGCTGATAACTCCTCTGTTCAGGTGAGCCGCGCGCTTCGGTTATCAGCAACGCAGGAGCAAACCCGCACCCGCGCGCGGCTCGCCAGAACAGAGGACGTGACGGGGTCGTCGAGGGGAGGGTGGCTTCCCCGTCACGTCGCTCCTATAGACCTAGAGCAGGTCCATGCCAAGGGCAGACTTGTACAGGTCGAGGATGGTCTCCATCTCGCGCCTGTCGTCGTCCTGCATCTTCCGCAAGCGGACGATCTGACGCATGATCTTGGCGTCGTACCCAACGGCCTTAGCCTCAAGGTAGACGTCCTTGATGTCGTCAGCGATGCCCTGCTTCTCCTCTTCGAGCGTCTCAACGCGCTCGATCAAAAGCCGCAGGCGCTCGTCCGCCGTCACGCTGTTGTGACCGACGTCGCTCACAGGATGTCCTCCGCGTCGGCCTTGGCCTTAGCAAGGGACGCGAACTCATCCGCCGACGCCGGGCTGGAGCCGCCACCGAAGTTTTCGCCTTCGCCGGTCAGCATGACACCGCGGAGCGAGCAGTTGATGCGCCGACCCCACTTGTTGTCCTGCGCCCAGATCTCGATCGACGCGTTGACGACAGCACCGCTGAACGCCTTTGCTTCGATGTCGCTCTTGCCGGTCAGCTCTTCACCGTACTGGTTAAAAACAGTCGGCTGGGTCTTCGCGTTGCGGGTGGACAGGTAGTGCGCCCCCTCGAAGCCCTGATAGGCCTCGCCGGTTTTCTTGCTGCGGTAGATTTTCTTGGTGAAGGCCACCTTACCGTCTTCCTCCAGCATCTTCAGGACGCTGTCGGCCTTGTCCTTCCACGCTTCCTTGGCCTCAGCCAGAACAGCGGCTTCAATGGCCTTCTGCTGTTCGCTGGTGGGCTTGATGGGGAACTTGGCACCATAGGCCGGTTCACCTTCGCCGAAGGACTGGGGCTCGGCCAGAGCCGGGAAAGCCAGAACGACGTTCTTGAGCATGATACGTGTAGCCATTGTCAAATATCCTTTATCAGTCTTCAGTTTGCATAAGGTCGCGGAAATCATCCGAGACCGATTGGACGGCAATCTCTTGCCGCTTATCCGTGGCGGGTGCCACAGATGGCTTGCCCGAACTCTGGGTGATCAGGTCTTTGACCTTGGCCCAGCGCTTGGGGTTTTCCTTGAACAGCTTCTCCGCCTTTGTCGGGGAAATCAAGCTGAAATCGTACATCTCATCCTGCCGCAAACGGAAAGACTTGAACAGGGCCTCGACGTCGGCGTCGCTGCCCCACTTGCGGTTGCCGCGTTTGCCTTCGACGAGCTTGTACCCGTCAATCGTCTGGCCTGCCAGCAGGCGGCGCTCGACCTCTGCGCGCACGGCCTTGCACCACTGCTCGACCATGTCGACCTTGGCCATGGCGATCGGCAGATAGTTGTCGCCGGTCTGCATGTCGACCGTGTCCGGCGTGAAGTCCGCGAAGTCATCCAGCGTCGCGGCAGCAGATCCGCCGACGACATCCGTCACCTCTGCGCGCAGGGCAGGGCACCCAGCCTTGGCACTGCAGAACTTGCACTGCTTCTCGCCGGGGTACAGGAAGTCTTCCAGCGTCAAGTCACCGGCCTCGCCGATCGCCGCCATCTCGGCAGCGCGGCAATTCTCAGCGGCTGCGGCAGCGCGCTCGGCGAAGGTGTGGATCTGGTAGACCGGGATCGACCATTCCGCGACGTGGTTCATGCGCGGCTGGTGGATCGTCATCGTGATGTACGAAAAGTCGCCGACGATGCCGTACTCTTCCAGCGTGCCCAGAGCATACATTTGGGCCTGCTCATTGTCCTCTGCGAAGACCTGCACGCCCATGCCGTACTTGAGATCGATCACCTCGATCGCTTCCTGATCGGTGTCGATGATGATCGCGTCGCTGGTGCCGGTGGCACCCTGCTCGCCGGTGATGTGGCCGATCGGCACCTTGCGCTCAACCAGCAGGGTCTTGCCCTCCGCCTTTTCGCGGACGAGCTTGACGTAGTCGTCGACGTGATCGGCCATGTCCTGCGTGACGAGCCACTGGACGGTCTCATCGCCGTCCTGAAACTCGACCTTCATGCCGACATAGCTCTGAGCGTTAGGCTCGTCGCCTTCCAGCACGATGGCGGCCAGCTCGTGCGCAGCACTGCCCTCACGGGCGTAGATGCTGCCGCGGTCGGGGTACTGGGCTTCCAGCACCACGCTGCCCGGGCAGCGCATCCAGCGATGCGCGCCCGAGGGGCTCAGCTTTGCGTGGGCCATCAGAGCGCCTCCTTCAGCACTTCGACCAGCTCCGGCCAGCGGGCGGGGTCGAGCAGCGACGCCTTCTCAACGCCGAACTGCGACAGGATCTCCTGCGCCACCGGCTTGCCCTTTTCCTTGACGACCTGAAGCACGTACGGTGCGACGTCGATGTCGAAGTTCAGCGTGTCAGAAGCCGGGGCCTCCGCGGCAGGGGCAGGCTGGCTCGGCGTGGGGCCCGCCGGTACCTCTTCAACCACCTTCAGTTCGACTTCTGACTTAACCGGCGGCAAGCCAACGATAATAGGGGCCTCAGTGGCCGTGCCGGTGTTCAGCTTGACGGCCAGAGACATGGCCTTGCCAGCCAGCTCAGAGAGCGTGTCGGCGGTGATCTCAATCCTGTACATTCTCAGTTTCCTTTCTTCAGTTGTTCAATGACACGGTCGCGCTCTTCGAGCATCAGTTCGAGCTTGTCGATCTCGACGCCCAATTCATAGATCTTGTCGTCGAGCCTGCTCGCGTCGCGCTCAGCGTCGTCAGCGCGCTCACGCTGCTCGCCGATCTTGACGTCCATCTCAGCGGCGTAATCTTCCAGACGCTCGCCCAGAGCGATCGCCAGCTCACGGTTGGGGTTGTACTTCGCCTCTTCGATCAGCTGCTGATCTTCCTGCGAGCGATAGGTGGTACGGTCAGACATGTCGATGTCTCCTTAAAAGTTCCACGGCGTCGCGCCGTACTGTTTGGCGAGCTGCCGCGCTTCGCGCTTGCCGCTCACGTTGAAGGCGAACACGTTCGAGCGACGCCCGTCCATGATCCGGTTGATGTACAGGGTCGCGGGCAAGCCGCGGCCCCGGACAGTGTATTCTGCTGCAAGGACGCCCATCATCGGCTTAGGCCTTGCGCGCCACGACCTTGACGGTCGTGTAGCCCTTGGTGGTCTTCTGGTTCTTGCTGAACCAGCGACCGTCGACGCCCAGCTCACGCAGCTTGGCTTCCATGGCCTTGGGGTCGGTCGAGCTGCGCTCTGCGACGTCCGAGACGGTGGCACGGAACAGGCCGCCATCGTGGGCACCTGCGCCAAGGTTCTTGACCTCGTCGGTCAGGAAGGTTTCGATCTCCTTCAAGCGGGCGATCTCGGCCTTGATGTCGCCCAGACGGTCGACGGGGGAAATGTTGGAAATGGTGGCTACGGTTGCCATGTCGGTAACTCCTGTATGCGTTGCTGATAGGGTGCATATAAGGGCTGCAATCTAGGATTGCAATAGCTATTCGTAAAAAATTACGCGTCCCCCTTCGATTTTCAGCGGGCCGTCCTTTTCGCGGCTCAAGTTGTTGATCGCGCGGACCACCAGCTGGCGGCGCGTGTCGCGCTTGCCGTCCTCTGGGGCTGGCATCATGTCGACCGCCTTGTTGACCAGCTCAAGGGCGCTGACGACGTCCTCGGGGCCGAACATGGTCATCACTTCAAGGACGTGGTTTTCGTTGCGTCCGCGGCGCTTCAGGCCCTTGCGATCGGTAGGATCTTCGACCGGCTTCGACATCTCGGCCTCGATCGCGACGCAGCTGGTGATGGTGTCGCCGTCGGTATCGATGCCCAGATCGATCACTTCCAACTTGAAGCCCCACCGGACACCGTCTTCAGCGTCCTTCATTTTCTCGATGACGATCTCCCGCTCGCCGTTCTCGTGCCGGATCACTTCGATCTGAACGTCGGCTGCGGCCTTCAGGCCTGACCAGCCGCGCGAGCCCTTGCTCAGATCCTTGCCCGCGTGGTGGACAATCAGGATCATCGCGCCGGTGGCCTCGTGCAGCAGGCGGATGTTCGCCAGCACGCGGCCCATGTCGTCGGACGTGTTTTCGTTCGCCCCGGGGGAAACCTGCGCAAGCGTGTCGATGATGATCACCTCGGGCGTGCCGATGTTCCTGATCTCGGCAATCACTTCGGAGATGTCGTCCGCGTCCAGAAAGTTTGGCGCGGCGGTGATCACCTGCATATCATGCGCGGTGCGCAGGTCGAAGTTGTGGTGCTGGGCGTACGCCTCGCCACGCTTGCCGATACCCGAGCCGCCTTCGGCTGCGATCGTGACGACCAGTCCCTGCTTGGTCCGCCGGTTGCGCCAGTCCCGGCCCCGCGCGATCGAGAAGGCCAGATCCAGCGCGACGAACGTCTTGCCGCTGCCCGACGCGCCGAAGAGAATGCCCATCTGGGCCTTCGGCAGCACGCCTTTGATCAGCCAGCTCATCGGCTCGCGCTGGGTCAGATCATAGATCGGCACCGGGCCAAAGCGGCCAATGCTTTTCTTTGGCAGCTCGGCCATGATGGCCTCGGCCTTGGCCAGTACTTCCTCGCGGCTGGGCCCCTCATAGGGCCGGTAGCCTGCGTCTTTCGCCATCTTGATGACCGACGCCATGGTGACCTGCCGCTTGCCCGGTGCGGGCTTGAGGCTCTCCCATTGGTACCGCAGGCCTTCACTGCCGGGGTACGTGTCCCCGCCGCTCGACCACTCGTCCCACATCTCGAAGCCGTCGTCACCGCCGTCCGTCTCGTGGTGCAGCGCCATGCCGACGCGCAGCCATGGCTCGCGGCCCATGCTGGGGTCAAGCACGGCCAGCAGCGCCTCGATCTCGCCGATCGACAAGCCCAGACGCGGCTCGCGCCCGGCCATGAAGTCATCGGGGTCGAACGTCGGGCCTGCCGTCGCGCCGAAGCGGCGCTGGCAAAGACCCTTCGTGTTCTCGTCGACCTCGGCGATGTGGTCTTCATATCCCAGCAGCTCGCACGACGGCAGGATGTTGCCGGTGAACGTCACGAAGCCGGTCGAGCTGAACGTCTCGAAGCCGTACTGGTCGGGCGTCGGATAGCTCTTATGGTTGCCCAGATCGCCCTTGAGCGCGGCGCGCACGCCCTTGCCGCTGGGGCTGTACTCGGCGTACGTCCGGTTGACGATGTCTTCGACCTCTTTGGGCATGTTGCCATGCACGTCGACGCACGCGTCAAAGTCGAGGAACACGTAGCCGAAGTCGGACAGGGGTGCGAAGCCCACGCCGTCGAAGCCCGCGCGCATGGCAGCGTCGCGCGCCGCCACAAAGGTTGTCAGCCGATCGCGATCACGCGGACCACCCTGCGTGCCGTGACGGCGTGTGCCGTCGGCCCAGAACGGGATCTTGCGCGGCTTGGCCTCGCCCTCGAAATGCTCGTACCGCCACATCAGCCATGCTGGCAGCGCCCTGAGCTGCTCAGGGACGCGCACGGCTTGTAGAGCGGGCGCAATGGCCCTCACGCTCGTCATGTCGTCGTCCTCTCCCACAGGTGTTTAGAAGAGATCTGACGCGGGTGCGCTGATCGCCCGGACGAGATCCGGGTTCATCATGTCGGTGCGCGGGATGCCGAACACCGCCTCAAGCGCGACGGCGCGCTCGGGCGGCACCCAGCCCCGGGACTTCCAGCTGTAGACGGCCTGATGCGTGACCTTCATCTTCTGGCAGAACTTGATGATACCACCGCCCCGCTCGATGGCGAGGTCAAGAGCGGCGATACGTTCATCTTTGGTGGTCATGCTGTTCTCAATTCTTTCCTGAAACTCTCGTCGCGGATGCCCCAGATGCGGGTCTCTTTCATGTACTCTGACTTGAGTTTGATAAGCTCGTTGTTGATCTTATCCAGCTCAGCTTGGAGCTTGTCGCGCCTTGCGAACGCGCGCAGGGCTTGGGTGCGCATCTCATCCTTGATCATTTGAAGCGCTCCCCCTTGCGGCCAATACGGCCAGTCTTCGGGTTGCGGAAGTGCGCGTTCTTGGTCAGCTCGGTCAGCCGATCGATCTCGGCTTTCAGGATGCGCGAGCGCAGATCGTACTCCTTGCGGTCGGTCTGGCGGCGCTGCTGCTCGGCGACCAACTCGGCCAGCGTGTCGGCGGCGAGGTTGCGCACGCTTTCGGCTTCCTGCTGCGCTTGCTTGGCGGCTTTCCAAGGGTTCCAGATCATTCTTCTTCTCCTCCCAGTTTACCGGACGCGATGTCCTCCTCAATGATTTCGATGATTTTCTTGGCCAGCGTGTTGTAGCGATTGGCCCAACCGGCAGCGTAAAAAACGCCGTCGTCTCCGCGGACGTAGATGTCGAAGGTGTTGCCATGGTCCCAGACAAAGACGTCGGTCGTCTCGCCTTCGAAGTAGATTTCGAAGTCAGCCGTCTCGCCGCGCTCGGGCTCGTTGCCGTCCCAGCTGGCGGTGATGGGCAGATCGCTGTTGTCCTTGAGGGCTTCGTTGATCTGGCGTTCGGTGTATTCGGGGTTGTCCATGTGCTTGCCTTTCACGTCACTGATGACGCCTTGTGGCAGATGCAATGCAGCATTGCAATACCCTATCGATGATTTTCATCATCGCGATATTCGTCAATGCCCCGACCGATCCAGTCACCCACCCAGATCGAGGCCAGCACCAGCAGCGCGGAGATAATGGCGACGGTGATCTCCATCACGCACTGCCCACTGTGTCGAGCAGCTCGCGATCGATGATGGTGCGCTCCAGAACCAACCGGGTCATGGCGGTGATGGTGTCCGACACGTCCTGTGCGTCGTCCATCTGCATCAGCTCGTCGTGCAAAATCTTGAGCAGGACAGTCGCCCTGCAGATCCGCTCGCTGTCGGCGAAGATGTCCCAGAGGATGTCGCCAATCTCTTCCTCCGCCCGTGCGTGCGATCGATCGTGCCGTTCGTCTTCGGTCATCCCCACCAATCCTCTTCCATCTCTTCGCGCTCTTCCGGTGTGATCTCCGGGCGCGTTGCGATCAGGTAACCCGTCAGGCCAATCAGCCCGACGACAAAAACAAACAGCCAGTTGTTACTCGTCATGCCGGTTGCCCCTGTCTCAGGTTGACGCGGCCTCGCGCCCGGCCATTGGCCCGCGCCTGCTCATAGACGCTAGGGCGGTGCTGCTTGAGCGCTGCCGTGCAGCGCGCCACCGAGCCCCAGCCGTAGTCGTGGGCCAGCTCGCTGAGCGTCCGGTTGCCGATGTCGCGGTCGTCGGACGGCAGCATCGGCGTGGTGCCGGGTGGCCGCGGCGGGTTGTTGGTGCGGCGCGGCGGCGCTTCGGTCGCCTGCGCGGCGCGCTGGGCGGCCTGCACCTGCGTCTGGTAGGACGCCTGACGTACCTGCGCCAGCAGCCGCTCAGTGACCTGCACAGGCTCGCGGTTACCGTCGGGATATACCCAGTAGAAGCGCCGGTTCAGGATAATTGGGCGACGCATCATCGCACGGGCTCCAGCAAGTGGATCGCGGCGCAGCGATTGCCTGCGGGCGTGTCGACCAGCACCATGCCGCGGTCGAAGCAGGCATTGACGTTTGTCTGCTCTGCGTCAGCGGCAGAGATGACGATGCCGATCATGAGGAGGAAGAGGGCAGCGGCAGCGTACAGCAGCCCGTATTCGAAAAGGTGATTACGCATTGGTCGTCTCCTTGGTTGCTGATGGGGTCAGGCGTAATGTTTGCGGATCTCGCGCAGCGTGTCAAAGCTGTCGAAGTCACCGCCGGTCTCAGGGTTGACGATGACCCAGCGGCCAGTGTCCACGCTGCGGTAGACGCGCCAGCCGTCGCGAGTGACATACTCGCCGGGGTTGGCGTGGCGCTTGAGAGTTCTGGTCGTCATTGGGTGTCTCCGGTTGGTCGTTGCTTGATGACCCTCCATCGCACATGCAACCAGGCGTTGCAACAACTATTTTTGCGCCTTGATGGCAGCGGCTTCGATCATGACATCGGACGCGATGGTGTGGAGCGCCCGGAGCCGAGCGAAGTGCGTCTCGCGATCGGCCAAGCACCGGTCGTTGTCGCCGGGATAGTCGCGCCCGTTGGGCGTCGCCTGCTGCAGCGCCTTGAGGGCGTCCTGCAGGGCGTCATAGGCGGCCAAGCGCGGCTGGATCAGGTCGTCCGCGCTGCTGCCGTTGATGTTGAGTGTGGGGGTGATCATGTCATGCTCCCTGTTGGTTGTTGCGAGCGATGATGCGGCGGGCGCAGGCGCGGGCCGCGGACATGCTGCCGTAGGTCGCCGGGTGTGACATGTCGTCGTTGCGGGCGGTATGGAAGCGCCACTGGTTGTTGCGACGGCTGTACTCGTACTGGACGTACAGGGTGCCGAAGCGATCCTCGACGATCCGCGTCGACAGGACGGGAGCTTCGTAAAGAGCGACTTCGGTGAGGGGGCCGTAAAATGACATGGTGCGGATCTCCTGTGATGGGGGAGCCGAAGCTCCCCCGCTGGGGTTAACGGTAGGTGACGGTGATCTTGCCGCCGCCACGACGTTGCTGGGCCTTGTGACCAGCGGCCTTCAGCTCCTCAACGCGGGCGTAGGCCTCGCGGTAGGTGCGGAACTGCTCGCGCTTGATCTCGGCCTCAACCTTGCGCTCCTGCAGCGGCTGGCCATGCACCTTGTCGCGCAGGCCGTCGATCACGGCGGCGTCGGCGCGGACGTTGCGGGCCGTGCCGCGGAGGCGGATGCGGACGTTCTCGACTTCACGATCGAAGTCAGCGTAGGGCGACTGGGTCGCTTCGAACTCGGCGCGGTCAACACGCTTGGTGTCGCGGGTGCGGCGGCCACGGTTGTCGTAGATGTAGGGGCCGAACTCAACCACCACCGTTGTGATGTCGGCATCGGCTGCCGCTTCGTTTTTCTCTGCGAACTTGATCAGGGCGGCGACGGTCGCGACGTTGACGGCGGTGTCCAGTTCCAGCGGCAGGTGATCGCTGCCGCCGCAAGTGCCGTTGAAGAAGCCATACTCGGTCGTGTAGCCGTGCTTGGCGATCAGGCCGGTGTTGATGTGGACGGCTTGACGACGTCCGCATGCTTGGCAGGTGCCGGTGTGGGTGGATGCGTTCATGCGATTAACTCCGATATGCGTTGTTGATGGAGGTGATATGGCAGATGCAAGCAGGCATTGCAACAGCTAATTTGTAGTTTTTTACGGGTGGGCTGCAACACGTGCAACGTGAGGGCTCGTGTTGCAAACGTACCCGGTCTGTTCGTGTTGCAGGGCAGGCGTGCAACACGTGTAAAAAACTGCAGACACATTGGAAATGCTCAGGTTTTTGGCAGTTTGCAACGCAAGATTTGATGCACGTTGCAGTTCGTGTTGCACGTTGCAATGCGACTTGCAACAGCGATGCAGGGTCATAGACTACGTCTATGCCCTTCTCGTGTTGCACGTTGCACGCCGTTGACGTTGGTTGCGTTGACCCTTTTTGTTGCTCGAAAAAAGCGTTGCATTTCGTGCCGATCGACAGTATCTGGGGCCTGACTGGTAGTCCTGCCACGAAGCGGAGCAAGCAGACAATGACTGGCCGACCGAGTACATATACGGATGAGATGGGCGATCGCATTTGCGATCTTCTCACTGAGGGCCGGAGCCTTCGCAAGATCTGCATGAGCGATGACTTTCCGCACGCCAGCACGGTGTACGTGTGGCTCGATCGCTTCCCCTCCTTCGCCGACAAATACGCCCGCGCGCGGGAAGCGGCCACCGAGGACATGCTCGAAGACATCCTTGAGATCGCAGACGAGAAGGGCGTCGACCCGCAGGAGAAGCGCGTGCGCATCGACACCCGCAAGTGGGTGATGGGCCGCCTCAAGCCGAAGAAGTACGGCGACAAGACCACGCATGAGGTCGGCAACAAGGACGGCGAGACGCTCAAGATCGAAACGCCGCAGGTCGACCCACTGGTCGTGACGGCCCTGACCGAGGCGCTGCTCTCGAAGAAGACCGGCAAGTGATCTGGAACCCATGGCGTCGCATCCGAGAGCTTGAGGCCCAGTTGCGCAGGGTGGCCACTGAATGCGCTGCGCTCGATAACGCGCTGCACCACTCGAACGAGCGGTACGACAAGATCCGCGAGACCAACGCGCAGCTGCGCGACGCCCTGAGCCTGTACCGCAACGCCTGATGGCCAGCGCAGCGCTCACCCTTGCCGATGGACGCACCGTTGAGGTCGACCCCTTTCAGGTGGCGACAAGCAACGACCACGTCAGCGCCTTCGTCAAGTGGCAGGCGGCATGGCGCGCGACGGCGCGTGACAGCCAGATCCCGGCCTTTAGCAACTGGACCCAGTACGGCTACCTCGCAGGCCGGGGTTTCGGTAAGACGCGCGTCGGGGCTGAATGGTTGACCCGATCGGTCTTCCTCGACCCGTCGGGCTTCGACAGCTGCGTCATCTGTCCCACGTTTTCCGACACCAAGTTCACTGCGTTCGAGGGCGAGAGCGGGATCCTGTCCGTTCTGCCGCACGAGCTATTGGTAGAATATAACAAGTCCGACATGATCATCCGCATGCGAAATGTTGCAGGTGGCGTCAGCACGATCCGTGGCTTCAGCGCCGAGAAGCCAGAGCGCCTCAGAGGCCCCCAGCACTGCCGTGGGTGGTTCGACGAGCTGGCCGCGTGGCAGTACGACGAGGATACGTGGGATATGGCCATGATGGGCCTGCGCCTCGGCACGAACCCGCAGGTGCTGTGGACGACGACCCCGAAGCCCAAGGAACTGATCCGCAAGCTCAGCGCGCCACAAGAGGGCCGCGTCATCGAGCGGGGCTCAACTTTCGACAACAAGGCCAACCTGCCCGAGAGCTTCTTCGCCAGTCTGGAGCAGTACGAGGGAACCACGCTCGGTCGACAAGAGCTATACGGCGAATTGGTGGATCCAGAAGAAGCTGGTATCGTCAAGCGATCGGACTTCAGGCTGTGGCCTGCCAAGCGTCCGCTCCCGCCACTGGACTACATCATCCTGTCCCTCGACACCGCCTTCACCGAGGCGACGTACGACAAGAAGAAGGGCGACGCCGACAGCACGGCCTGCGTCGTGATGGGCAGCTTCCACGACAAGGAAGGCAACAGCCACCTGATCCTGCTCGACTGCTGGGCGGAGCAGATGGGCATGCCGGATCTCATCAAGCGCGTGAAGCGCGAGCTGAACGTAAGCTACGGCGACGATCAGGACACGGCGTTGTTCAAGCCGATGTTCGGCAGCGCCAAGCCGCTGACGTCCGGGCGCAAGCCCGACCTTTGCCTGATCGAAGACAAGGGCTCAGGCATCAGCCTGCGCCAGATGCTGGAGCGCGAGGGCATCGAGGCCTACGCGTACAACCCGGGCCGCGCCGACAAGCTGGCGCGCCTGCACATGGTCAGCCACATCTTCGCGCGCAAGCGCGTCTGGCTGCCCGAAAGCGACAAGTTCCCGGGCCGACCGCGCACATGGGTGGAGCCAATGCTGGCGCAACTCTGCGCGTTTACCGGCCCCGGAAGCATCAAGCACGACGACTACGTCGACGCCATGACACAGTGTATCAGGCTGTGCATCGACAAAAACCTCGTGTCTGTGTTAAAGACTGCCAAACCCGGTGAGGTTCATCGACCGCCGCCGAAGGTGGTAACGAACCCGTACGCCCTGTGAAGGATTGATCCATGGACGAAGACGAGCTGCCGGAAGGCGAGATGGTCGAACTGGAAGACGACGCGACTGACGTCGAAGACACCGAGGACGGCGGCGCGATCGTCACGCTTGACGAAGAGGAGCCCGCGGCAGGCGAGAGCGACTTCTACGCCAACCTTGCCGAGACCATGCCCGAACCGGATCTGGCGCGGATCTCCAGCCAGTTCCTCGACCTGATCAGCAAAGACAAGGACGCAAGGAAGAAACGCGACGAGCAGTACGAAGAGGGCCTGCGCCGCACCGGTCTGGGCGACGACGCCCCCGGCGGCGCGCAGTTCCAAGGCGCGTCGAAAGTGGTCCACCCGATGCTGACCGAGGCCTGCGTCGACTTTGCCGCCCGATCGATCAAGGAACTGTGGCCCGCCAACGGCCCGGTCAAGGACATGGTCGTCGGCGACACCGACGATAAGAAGGTCGACAAGGCCAAGCGCAAGTCCGCGCTCATGAACTGGCAGCTGACCGTGCAGGCACAGGAAGCCCGCGCCGAGCTGGAGCAGATGCTGACCCAGCTGCCTCTGGGCGGTGCGCAGTACATGAAGCTGGGCTGGGACGATCGGCGCAACCGCCCGAACTTCCTGTCCGTCATGATCGACGACATGCTGCTGCCGTACGCTGCGACCAACTTCTACAGCGCGCAGCGCAAGACGCACGTCCAGTACATCACCGCGCTCGATTACCAGCAACGTGTAAAATCTGGCATGTACCGCGACGTCGACCTGACGCCGCCGGGCCTTGAGCCCGAGGGCTCGCTGGCCGAGCAGGCCAACAACAAGATCGAAGGCCGCACCGACACCAGCTACAACGAAGACGGTCTGCGCACCGTGTACGAGGTGTACGCGACCACGCAGATCGAAGAGGGCGAAGATCCGTCGCCGTACATCATCACGATCGACAAGTCGTCGGGCAAGGTGCTGTCGATCTACCGCAACTGGGACGAGGAAGACGAGACGCGCGAAGAGATGACGTGGATCGTTGAGTTCCCGTTCATCCCGTGGCGCGGCGCGTACCCGATCGGCCTGCCGCAGATGGTCGGCGGCCTCAGCGCCGCGGCCACCGGCGCGTTGCGTGCGCTGCTCGACAGTGCGCACATCCAGAACGTGCCGACGATGCTCAAGCTGAAGGGCGGCACGCGCGGCGGCCAGACGCTGAACATCCAGCCGACGCAGGTCGAAGAGATCGAAGGCGGCCTGAACGTCGATGACGTGCGCAAGATCGCCATGCCGTTGCCGTTCAACCCGCCGTCGCCGACGCTGTTCCAGCTGCTGGGCTTCCTTGTCGAAGCAGGCAAGGGCGTGATCCGCACGTCCATGGAAGATCTGCCCGACAGCCAAGCCAACGCGCCGGTCGGCACGACGCTGGCCCGCATCGAGCAGGGCATGGTCGTGTTCAACGCGATCCACAGCCGCCTGCACGACGCGATGGGCCGCATGCTGCGCGTGCTGCACCGCCTCAACGAGATGTACCTCGATGACGATCGGCTGGAGCAGGAAGCGGGCGAAGAGCTGGCCACGCGCGCCGATTTCGAAGGCCCGATGGACGTCGTGCCTGTGTCCGACCCGAACATTTTCTCCGAAGCGCAGCGTTACGCGCAGGTGCAGGCGGTGGCGCAGCGCGCCCAGATGATGCCGCAGCTGTACAACCTGCGCAAAGTCGAAGAGCGCATCCTGTCGACGCTGAAGATCCCCGACTACGACGCGCTGCTCAACCCAGCCGCCGATCCCGAGGAGCAGAACGCCGTCAACGAGAACGTCGCCGCGGCGCTGGGCCGCCCCGTTGTGGCCTTCCCCGAACAGGACCACATCGCCCACCTCAAGACGCACCTCAGCTTCTTGTTGAACCCGATGCTGGGCGGCGGCCCGATGTTCATGCAGACTTTCGTGCCGTCGATCCTGAACCACCTCAAGGAACACGTTGCGCTGTGGTACATGCAGACGACGATCGAGCTGGCCGAGAGCGTTGCCGACGTCGACTTCGACGAACTGGGCAAAGAGGAACACAGCGACGAGGACAAACGTGCGTTCGATCGCATGTTGGCCGAAGCGTCGACTGTGGTCAGCGAGAGGGCTGGCGACGTGTTCGCCGACCTGCCGCCGATCATCCAGCAGGCGCAGCAGATGATCCAGCAGTTCCAGCAGCCGCCCCCGATGGACCCATCGCAGGTGGCCATGCAGACGGCGCAGCAGCGCATGCAGATCGACACGCAGAAGATGCAGCTCGAAGGCCAGAAGGCCCAGCAGCAGATGCAGGTGGATCAGGCCAACATGCAGATGAAGCAGGCCGAAGCGCAGCAGCAGGCGCAGTTGGAGCAGCAGAAGCTGGCGCTCCAGAAGCAACTTGCAGAAATCAACGCGCAGATGGAGCAGGCCAAGGCCCAGCAGGACATGGCCACGCTGGCGATGAAGGAACAACGCGAGGACGCACGCAAGCAGGCAGAACTGCAGGCGCGTCTGGCGATGAACGAAGCCGACAACCAGACGGCCATGACCCTCGCGGAAATGGAGATGCTGTCCGGCGAAAAAATCGCGGTGTCGACCGGCACCGGGATCAACCCCCAGCCATAAGGAGTGAAACATGGCGAAGGCACCTACCGCGAAGGCGGAAAACAATGGCAAACCCGTCCCCGAGACGGCGATCCCGATGCACAAGAAGCTCGCAATGGGTCAGAACCCTGACACCGGCGCTGGCTCGGGGCCGAAGACCCCGGCGTGAGGATCGAGATGTTTCTCCAGCGCTTGGAGACAGAGCAAGCCCAGCTTGCGAAAGAAGCGCTGGAGCGACCGTCGGGCCGGGAAGCATTCGACTACGGTCGGGCTGTCGGCCTTTATGCTGGCCTTGAGCGCGCGAAGCAGACCATCATCGATATGGTCGCCGAGCATGAGCGCAAAGGCTTTGACCTTTAACTGCAGAAAGAGAAGCACTGATGCAGGAAATTGCGAATAAGATCGACTATGGGTACGAGAGCGTCGATGAGGCGTTCCCGCCATGCGATCCGGGCGTGCAACCGTTTGGCAGCCGCGTGCTGTGCCAGATCCGCACCCCGAAAGCCAAGACGAAGGGCGGGATCATCCTGACCTCAGATGTTCGGGAGACTGAGCATTACAACACGCAGGTGGCCAAGGTGATTGGCGTTGGCACGCTTGCCTTCAAGAACCGCAATACAATGGAACCGTGGCCAGAGGGCTCGTGGTGCGAAGTCAACGACTTCGTGCGCATCCCGCGTTACGGCGGCGACCGTTGGTCGGTAAAAACCCCCGATGGCGATGAAGCCATCGTGGTTATCTTCAACGACCTCGATTTGGTGGGCAAGGTCACGGGCGATCCGCTCGCGATCAAAGCCTTCCTGTAATCGATAAGGCTAAAAGGAGCCGGTTATGAGCAACAATGTACTGACCGAAAGCGATGGTGACGAAGAGTTCGAAATCATCGAAGGTACGCCCCCCGTCGAAGGCGCGGATGGTGATGACGCCGATGACGCGGACGATGATGGCGAAGACGAAGGCGACGCGCGTCTTGCTGACAGCGATGATGACAGCGAAGACGAGATCACGTCTCAGAACCGCAAGCGTCGTCTGAAGCGTCGCGAGATCCAGAAGCGCGCCAAGGAAAACGCCCAGCGCGAGCTGGACATGTTGCGGCACACCAACGCTGAGCTTATGCGCCGCGTCGCCGCGATCGAGGGCCACACGCTCCAGAGCAGCGAGCAGGGCCTTGATCAGCGTCTCCAGCAGACGCTGTACGAGATCCGTCAGGCCGAGCAGATCATGGCCCGCGCGACCGAAGCCGGTAACGGCGAGGACGTCGTGGCCGCGATGCGCATCCGCGACGAGGCCATGAGCCGCGCGCAGCAGCTGCAGTACAACAAACAGCAGATGGCGCAGGTGCGCGAGCAGGCGGCCCAGCCGACCGGCGACCCGCGCGTCCAGAGCTATGCTCAGGAGTGGATGCAGGCCAACCCATGGTACAGCCCGCAGGGCGGCGACGACGACAGCGCTGTTGTCAACGCGATCGACGCGGCCATGACGGCGCAGGGTTACGACCCGACGAGCCGGGCCTACTGGGAAGAATTGACGCGCCGCGTTGCCGCCCGTGTCAGTGATGAGGACGGTGGCGACAGCCGCCAGTCAGCCCCGCGCCGGAGGGCTCCGCCGCAGGGAAATACCCGGGAACACGCCCCCACTTCGACACGTAAAGAAGTGTACGTGACACCGGAAAGAAAGGCTGCTATGATCGAGGCAGGCATTTGGGATGATCCCGTCGCGCGGAACCGAATGCTTAAGGCGTATCAGGCCTACGACAAAAATGGTTCGGCAAGCTAAAAGGAGTATGCCAACATGGAAAACGAACGTATGGATGATCGCTTGAAGAAGGAACTGGGTGTCGCTCGGCGCTCTCGTGGTATGGATGACCGGCAGGTCACCGAAGACCGTGGGATCAGCGATGACGATCGACTTGAGATGTTCCGGGCGCAACTTTTTAACGACGCACTTCCTGATCTGCCGGAAATCCCCGGTTATCATGTGTGCTGGCTCACCACGACCAACCCTCGTGACCCTATTCATCGCCGCATCCAGCTCGGTTACGAGCCGGTCAAGGCAGAAGAAGTCCCCGGGATGGAGCATGCCTCGGTCAAGACTGGCGAATACGTCGGT